GGCCTGTGGGCCGGCAAAAGACGTTTCACGCTACTTCGGCAGGGTGGCTCGGGTTGGTGTGGGAAAGACTGGCATGCAGTATTGCTTCATCAAGTGTCTCGAGATGAAGCAGGACTACTACTACCAGGTGCCGCAGCGACAACAGGCCCATGAGGATGAGCAGGTCACGTTCAGGATTGTGCCCGGGAAGAGAGGAGGCTTTGTGGCGGAGGACGTTGCCCAGATTGCGATACAGGGCAAGACCACAAAGGCCTGGGAAGACTACGACAAGCGTGCGGGGGCCGCCAAGCCAAGCAACCCTCCCCCTCCTTCTTCAGTTCCTTCAGCCCCTTCTGCGCCCCCTGCCTCACTCGCTGAGGTTGTCTCTGGCCGAGGCAGAAAGAGGCAGAGATCACCTAGCCAGGCCGAGGCGACGTCTACGGTTCCCGTCAACGTTGTGCCTCAGCGGCTGGCCGACCCCAATGGGCCTCTCACTGGGCCAGCGCCTTCATCGAAGGGCCCAGTTGCGGGTCTCGGCCCACTGGGCCCCCCTCCTCCGCGTTCCTCCATGCCCTCTGACCCCATCCAGGTTAGTGATGAGAGGGTCCCTCTATTTGCCCCGGAGGTGGTTATGGCAGAGCCCAGTGCCCCACCTCTTACCATTCGCCCCAAGAAACGCCGAGCGTCGCCCCACCCACCAGCACCAGATGTGGGCCTGATAGGCCCAGGTGGAGCCCCTGGCCTGTATGGAGGAGACCAGGCTGGGCCGGCGGGCCCGGCAGCGGCTGCAGCACCTGCAGATCCGGCCGCTCCGCCCCCTATACCACCGGCTGAGCTTCGGGGGGATGTCTTGGAGAATCCCCATCGTGATGTCCTAGGTCTCTTCGAGTTCCGCTGCCTGTCCACTTACCTTTCTGACGAGAGGCGGCGCATCGGTAAGAGTATCTATGGCCCGTGTGCCACGTTCATGGATGCGAGAGTGGAGCATGCCGCGGCGAATCCGGCGGATGATCGTCCAATCTCGTGGCGAAATGTGAAGAGGTTCGAGTCCCCTTATGACATGAGGTATGTGAGGTACAGCGTGGGTCCCCGCGTGTCGTACGTGCTCACAGTAGCCATCATGTTTCTCATATTGGTGGTCCTACCCACGTCGCTGCCGTCATGGATCAATCCGGACGTGAGGCAGAACATCAATGTCTACCATTCGGCTCCGTTCCCGTGGACAGTGCGGCGTTGCTACGAGGGGTTTTCTTCTTACTCGTCCTCATCGGATGTGAATGGCACTGCTCCTAATTGGCCACTAGTGCACTGTGTGTCAGATCAGGTGTTGGAATGGATCCCTCACTTGTTCTTTTACACCGTGCACATCAGCTACTCTTGCTTGTGGATGTGGGTTTTCTCTTACCTGTTCTCCAAGGTCATGCATCCGATAGAAAGCATGGAGGATTGGAGCCTCCCACCTTGGTGGTTTTACCTGCTTCAGGGGTTTTTTGTTAGCATCCCATACGCGGGTCAAGCCATGTCCTACGTTGTCCTAGCTGTGTGGACCGCCTACCAGATGCCGTGGGTCACTCGACTGCATGTCCTATCCTACTCTCCCCACATAGTGACCTGTCTGCTCACGGAATACATGAGAGGCACAAATGTGGATGTCATGAAGGCTACCATACACAGCAAGGCTCTGAGATTGGCGGCTTTCCCTCTTCCTGATCTTCACTACGTGACAGCGACACAGGTGCTGCACGGAAGTGAGGAGGTTGCGCTCTTCATGGCGCAGACCCGGGTTTTTGGTTACGGCCCTCTTCACCAGCTCGACGCGCTGGTGGAAGATTACGGGCGGTAAAGACGTCTCCCCTTCGTGCTGGCTCCGTCGCATTGGACCCGTGGACCACTACCCACGTCGTCTATGCGGAGGGAGCGAGAGTAGGTGAGGTGCCCTTCCCGCAGGAGAAGCCTACTGACGCTGGCCAGGAAGGGTTTGAGATCTCAGACCCCGTCACTAGGCGTGTGAGACGAAGGATGTTCCGGCGCCTCCCCTGGGGCGCGGTCAGGGGCCATGCTCCTATTTGTTGTGACTCTAACGACCCGCGGACTGTTATCAAGGGTGTAGAGCAGCGGCTCATGAGAGAGGTTCCGACCCCAGATGCGAGGCTACTGGCGGAATTTACAGCTTTTTGTAGGATGAAGTTCCAGAAGTGGTTTGGAGCGTTAGGCTCGACACTTCCTATGGAATTCGAGGATTGGCTCGAATCCTGCAAGGGCTACAACTTGAACAGGAAAGCCCAGCTCCGTGAGGCTTACGCAGACAATCGTGGCGGCCCGCCTGAACTCCACTATGCTCAGAAGGTCAAGTCGTTCGTGAAGACCGAGAGCTATCAGGCCTACAAGTACTGCCGCATGATCTGTTCCAGGAAAGACCGCTTCAAAGCATTTTTTGGTCCCGCAATGAAGGCGGTTGAGGCGGTTCTCTACAAGAGGAAGGAATTCATCAAGCATGTCCCTGTTCCGGAGAGGCCGGCTGCAATAGCGTCCTTGCAGCAGTCGGGCCGTCGTTATTACATCTCCGATTACACAGCCTTCGAGAGCCACTTCACTGCGCGGATTCAACGAGCATGTGAACTCCAGGCGCTAGATGTTCTTCTAGATAGGTGGGTACACACCGCCTATGTCAAGAAAGTTCTCACTGGTGAGAACAAGTGTCGGGTTGCGGCGGATTGGCTGCGGTTCCAGTTGAAAGCGAAGCGCATGTCTGGTGAGATGAGCACTTCAGGCTTTAACGGAATAGCCAATCTCATGGTCCTTAAGTTTATAGTCTGGAAAAAGGGCGGCAAAGTCTCGTGCTACGTGGAAGGAGACGACGCCATTTTCTCGACAACGGTCCCCATTGTGCCCCAGGATTATCTCGACTTGGGATTCACCTGCAAGTTGGTGGAGGTGGAGAGCCCGCTCCTTCCCCTCCCAACTGACCGCTCCATAGATCCCGAGTCAGTTGCTTTCTGCGGCATTGCCTGCTCCCAGGACTACCAGCTCATGAGGAGTCCCAGGCGGTTCCTACAGACTTTCGGCTGGACGTCGAGTTTCATCACGGCTGGAGAGTCGATAATGAACCAACTGTTGAGAGCGGGGGCGCTCTCAGCTTGTTATGAGACGCCCCAGTGCCCGATCATTAGCGTGATAGCACGCGAGGCGTTAAGGCGAACGAGAGGTGTGCGAATAGAAGAGCGCATACGGCACCTCGATCAATTCGCCTTTCATGAGGTTCCCTCGGACGAGACTCCCATACAAGAGTTTGACCCGTCACCTAGCACCAGGCACTGCTTCTCAGTCATGTATGGCATAGATGAGCAACAGCAGTTGGTGATAGAGGATGCTATACGGAAGGGAGATCTCGAGATGGTTGCGAAGCTGATCCCACCGAGAGGGGACGTGGAGCACTACGCAGCTCGTTACGTTGTAGTGGCGTAAGCGGGAGCGGTGGTGGCTCAGGGGCCATGGCAGTCGTGGTGAGTAGCGTCACCAGCCCACAGACCACAGCATGAATCGACGAAACAGCCACACAAATAGGGACAGCGACC